GCCTGGAACTGAGTTACAGCCTCTGCCAACATTGGGTGTGTTACTGAACTGGCGCCAAGAAAAGGACCATCTTCATTGTTGTATTTAAATCCTAATAAATCTAGCCCTGAAGTGTAGGACTTTTCCCAATCACTTCGAGACTCTTTATCTCTTTTATAATCAGCTAATAATTCACCAGCAATCGAAGCTAACTGGCGCTCATCCATGTTCTCTGCTAAATTAACATAAAAGTCTTCATCTGGTTCGGGTTGAGTTGTTTCCTCTTCCGCTTCACCCTCACTTTCAATTTCAACGTTTACAGGCTCTTCTTCTTGAACTTCGTCTTCTGTTATACCTAGGTTGTCTTCAATCGCCATATTGTTTACCTCAAGTGACTAATGTTTTTTTACTTTTGCCAAGTTTACACTTAACTGAAATATATTTCCCTTTTTTTAATTTAGGGATTGACGCGTCAATTCTTTTTACGCTCCCTTGAAAAATACTATACGGAGAGTTGAGATCTTCGTAAGCTTTTTTAAATGCTGTGTTCTTAGCCTCTATTTTAGCGAGTAGATTAGGATTTCTTGTTTCGTATCTTTCAAACGCTTTTTTAATTTGTCTAGGATCTATATCACCAGACACTTTTGATAAAGCTTTTTTAATTTGCTTTTTAGTCATTTTAGCTATGTCTTGTGCTTTTGTTCCCATAATCTTTAAATTTTACCATTTAAAAATATCTACGACCAGTCCACCTTTGGCTTTATATTGTTTAACTGGTAATTCTTTCATATTTTCAGGCACTTTAATCGCGTAAGATGGGTAGTATAGGTTATCATCTACGGGTAACATATCTATAAAATCAGACTCATCAAGACCTTTAGCATTTGCATAAATTTTTCTCTCAGCCGCTGTTTCAAACGCAGCTTGATGGGTGCGATAATCTCCCGGTTTTAAACCTGTGTCTAGATACATTTTTGCTTCGTCAGAGTCCTGACGTCGTAAAATTTTATATGGTTTTTGTGGGTCCGATTTAGCTACTTGAATTTGTTCAACTGTGGTGTTGTATTTTTTTGCTAAATCTTTTAAAACTTGATAAAGCACTGCGGTTTCTTTTGCTTTTTGTTTGCCATCATAAGGTCTTAATTCACGTTTTTGAGCATCGTAAACCTGTGCTTGACTTGGAAGTCCTTTTTTACCTGTGGCGGTGCCATAAAAATTCCAAATCCCTTCAACATTACCTCCCGGAACATTACCACGTAACATGTGCTCCCATTCAACAGGGTTAATAGAAATATAATTAACGTTGTCCGGATGATTTGCTGCCTTTTTTAATAACAATTTTAAGGCGTGATCCGCCCAGTCGTCCTCGTTTAAAAGAGGCATAAAGTGAGCTACCTCGTCACTTAAATAAAGTCTCTCAATTCCCTCTCGTGCGCTAGAAACTGAATATCTATCTACCGCCTCTTTTGCAAACTCTTCTCTACCCTTCATGGCATTTT